CCAGGAGGCCCAATGGCAGGAGGAACTTCTGGCGGAGCTTCGACTTTTACTCATCCTGGAACTACTTACGCAGCAAATGGCGGTGGCGGTGGAACTAGAGGAATGAGTAACTTTGCTGGTTCACCTGGATCAGCAGGAACTTTATCGCCTTCTGCACAAGAAGATTTTTCAGGTAATGGGGCTGCAGAAATGACGCTTTTAGGTCAAACTACAACAGCAGGTGCAATAGCTGTATATGATAATGAAGGGTAATTAAATGGCTAAATTAATTTTTAATAATTTAGGAATAGCTGAAGGTAATTTAATAGCAGGTGTTAAAACAGATACTGATCAAAATTATGTTGTAGGGAATAACTTAAATTCTTGTACAATTAAAGATATTAGTGATTCTGATTATGACAATGTATTTAATGGAACAACTTCAATGGTGTTTGCAAATGATGATGTTACCTTTGCAGATCAAGTTCCACAACTTGATTCTGAAAGTGGTCCACCATGGATAACTCTTGCTCAATCAGTTGCAGGGGATGATGGTGATCATCAAGCAAAATATAATTGGTTTAAAAAAGAATTAGAAGATAGAATTGCAGCTAAACCTAATCATTCTAAAATAGCTGATGCTAATGCAACTTTAACTTTTCTAAATACTCTTGATGCAAACAACCTTACTGAAAGTTGTTTTAAATCAATGTTGGATAACAACAAGTATATTGAAATAAGATTGTTTTAACTTTACATTAATGTTTTTTTTAGTTAAAAAACATCATGTGGTCTTCCGACAATATCATAGAGTTTTCGCACAGTCCTGAATGGACTGACTATCTTAAAGATGTTTATCCTATTCCTGCTAAATTTAACATTCCAGATTGGTATAAAAATTTAAAACATAGTTTTAAAATTCAAACTATTAAAGGATGTATGCCTTTTTTAGATTCCTTAAATGCTGGGTATATTTTAAAATTACCTCAAGATATGTATATTGCTCATAATGTTAAAGATTCAGAAGGAAATGCAGATTCTTACTTTAAAAACGCAATACATGTTACGCAAGAAGTATTAAGACATCAATATTCTGTTAACATAGGATCAGATGCTGATGATTTCCACCAACCTTATCAACTGGGAAAGTGTCCTATGCATGAAAAAAATAAACACTTACCTTACTTTAAAATAATAAATCCTATTAAAATAACTACTCCTCCAGGATATTCTTGTCTTTTTGTGCCTCCTTTAAATAATCGTGATGATAGATTTGAAATTATATCAGGTATTGTAGACACTGATACTTTTAATTCAGAGGTAAATTTTCCTATGATAATTAATGGTGATAAGTATCCTGTGCTAGAAACTACTTTAAAAAGAGGTACTCCGTATGTACAAGTTATTCCTTTTAAAAGAGAAGATTGGAAAATGAAAATAAACAATAAAGAAAAAAGAACAGAAATTTCTGCTTTTAAAAAATATATACAAGATAATTACAAAAAAGTTTTTTGGAAAAAGAAAAAATGGAATTAAAAAATTTTATAAGAATATTTGATAATACACATGATTTAAATATTATTGGTTCTTTTATAAAATATTTAAATACTGTTAAGTTTGAAGAAGCTAAAATAATAGAGTCCCATACTAAACCAGATATTATTAAGAAAAAAACTAGAGCTGCTACAACATTTCCTTTTCATATAGACGAAAAAAATTTATCTAAAACACATTGGTATAATTATTGGTGTAATTTTTTTACTCACTATCATATTGAATATCAATCGCTTTTAACTTGTAGAACAGAATCTTCTGGTATTTCAAGTCTAGAAGCGTTGCAGTATGATGTGTAATTCACACAGATTATCATTTAAAATTTCCACGAAATATAAGTATAATTTATTTTTTAAATGATGATTATAAAGGAGGGGAGTTAAATTTTCATAACCCTCAAAATAGAGATGAAATTTATCAAACGATAAAACCTAAATCAGGGAGAATGATAGTATGGCCTTCAAATTTTTTATATCCTCATTCTGTTAATAATGTAACAGAAGGAAAAAGATTTGTTTTGGTATCATGGTTCGCATAATGACTCAAGAAGATTTTAAATATTACAGAGTAAATAATTTTTTAAATACAACAGAAATAAATTTACTAAAAGATTATTGTAAATTACAACATATAAATAATAAAACTAATTTTGATGTTCTACAAAATAACAACGGAGATACATGTTTTTACAAAGATCCTTTAATGCAAGTTATATTAAATAATAAAAAAAATATTGTAGAAAAAGTTTTAAAAATTGATTTACATTCTACATATACATTTTGGCGATGTTATACTTATGGTGCAATATTAGAAGAGCATACTGATAGACCGTCTTGTGAATTTTCTGTAACAGTTTTTATAGACTCAGATAAAACCGATTGGCCTATTTACATGGAAGACACACCAATATCTTTAAATGTTGGGGATGCTATTGTATATAAAGGAACTAATGTAAGACACAGACGTGAAGCTTTTGAAGGAGATTATTATATGCAAGTTTTTTTACATTATGTAAATCAGAAAGGACCACATGCTAACCATAAAGGAGATTTAATAAATGAAAATAATTCAACATAAAGATGATGGCTCAGGAAAAATAGAATTTTCTGAAGAGGAAATAAAGATTATAGCTGAAAAAAAATGTTTGTTATTCGAACCAGTAATGTTAAAACATTTTGTTAATTCACTAGTTAGTGTTGCTTCTAGTTTTAACATTAATTTTAAAGACGAAAAAATAATGAATACTCAAACAGTAAATGGGCAAGACATTAAAACAAAATAAGATTATAGGAGTAAATGTTTCTCATAGTCCTACTGCTTGTTTATTAGATAATGGTAAAGTTACTAAATTTTTAAATGAAGACAGATTAATTAATTATAAGTTGTTTACTCCCGATACAAAAACAACAAGTTTGTTTTGTCTAGATAAAATATTTAATGAAGATATAAATTGTATTGGATACGCATCTTATAATTCTATTAAATCTTCTGATAGTCCAACTATTGTTAATAATATTCATAATAAATATAAACATAAACCTTTTTATTATGATGTAAAAAAGCATCATATATATCATGCAATCTGTGGTTTTTATTTTTCTAATTTTGATGAGGCAACCTGTATAATTGTAGATGGGGGAGGAGCCGAACCTTACAACCCAGGTTATCAAGAATTAGAAACTATAATCTACATAAATAAAAATTATTATTCTGAACTTTATAAAAATTTATCTATTAGAAAAAATCTTAGTTTACCCAGAGATTATTTAAATGATAAAGAAGAATATGGATACCCTCACGTTTTAAAAGAAAAAGTTAATGGAACTTTAGTAAACTATTCAGGTAAAGCCTACGGAGGTTTAAGTTTTAATTATGCTTGTGAAAAATTAAATTTTGTAACTAAACATAACCACAGTCAAGCAGGTAAATTAATGGGTTTATCATCTTAAATAAAGAAGATGTAGAGTTGGCTGATTATATACAATCCCAACATTTTAAAAACTTATGTGAATTAGTAAAAGGATGTTTAGAATTAAGTAAATCTAAAAATATAATTTTAAGTGGAGGATGCGCATTAAATTGTGTTAATAATTTTAAGTTAGTTAAAGAATTTCCAGACTTAAACTTTTTTGTTGATCCTATTCCAGGAGACGAAGGAACAGCTATAGGAGTAGCTAAATATATTAATGATTACAAATGATTTAAAAAAAGCTGTTGAAATCTTATTAGATAATAAACCTTTAGTAATTTTTCAAAAAGGTGATGGAGAATGGGGACCTAGAGCATTAGGTCAAAGATCTATTCTTTTTGATCCACGAAAAGAGGAGGCTAAATACATTATTAATAATTTTAAAGGAAGAGAATTTTGGAGACCTACTGCTGGCACAGTATTATTAGAATATGCTAATTTGTACTTTGATATGGGTTCTTTAAAAGAAAGCCCTTATATGTCTTTTGCAGTAGATGCCAAAGATAAAGTTAAACAAGAAGCTCCTGCTATTGTGCATGTGGATGGTACATGTAGAGTACAAACTTTAAAAGAAAAAGATGATGTTAATTATTACCAATTAATTAAAGAATTTAACAATCAAACAAATGTGCCCATTTTATTAAACACTTCTTTTAACCTTGCTGGTTTGCCTATAGTTCAGTATGAAAATCATTTATCCGAAATTATGGAGCGAAGTATGTTTAAGGACATATATATACCTTTCTAGACCACTTTAATCATTAGATTTGATGTAGTATAATGAATTATGCCTTTAACAAGTGTACAAATAAGACCAGGATTTAACAAACAAGTAACGGAAGCGGGAGCTGAAGGTCAATGGACTGATGGCGATAACGTTAGGTTTAGGTATGGTTTACCAGAAAAATTAGGTGGATGGGAAGAATTATCTGCTTCTACATTATGTGGTCCAGTAAGAGAGCAACACGCATGGGCAGATTTAGACGGTCGAAGATATGTAGCTTTAGGTTCATCTAGAGTTTTAGTAATTTATTATAGTGGTTCGTTCTATGATATAACACCTTTGGGAACTGCTTTAACAGGTTGTACCTTTACTACAGTTAATACTCAAGCATCTGTAACGGTTAACAAAGCTGCGCATAATTTATCAGTAGGGGATTTATTTACTTTTACTTCTGTTACTCCTCCAACCGGAGCAGGTTATGTAGCCGCTGATTTTGAAACCAATACTTTTCAAGTGGTGACGGCACCTACAGTTGACACCTTTACAATTACTATGGCTGCAGGAGCAGGAACTAGCGTAGCGGGAAGTGGATCGGCTACTGTAAATCCTTATATTAAAGTCGGACCTATAAATCAAACTGCTGGATATGGATACGGAACTACAGGATGGGGTGGAGCATCTGGAGTCATAAGCACGTTAAACGGATCTTTAAATGATGACACTGCTGGTACTGGAGGTTCTGGTACAAGCATCACCCTTTCAAGCACTGCTGGATTTAATACAACCGGAACAATAAAAGTCGGAGCTGAATTTATTTCTTACACAGGAATATCAAGTAATGATCTTACCGGAATAACTAGAGGTGCAGGAGGAACACGATCTGCGCATTCTTCAGGAACTGGTGTTGAACTTTATCTTGGATGGGGAGTAGCTTCTTTATCCTCTACAATAACTATTGAACCTGGTTCATGGTCATTAGATAATTTTGGTCAACAATTAATTGCAACAGTTAAAAATGGTAAATCTTTTGGTTGGCAACCTATAAATTCTACTGCCAATGCTCTTATCACACGTGCAACTGTACTTAGTGGAGCCCCTACAAAAAGTATAATGTCTATTGTATCTCAAAGAGATAGACATTTAATTATGCTTGGAACAGAAACCACTATTGGCACTACTAGCACACAAGACAAAATGTTTATTAGATTTTCTGATCAAGAATCTACGTCAACTTATGCACCGACATCAATTAATACCGCAGGTACATTTAGATTAGATGCAGGAACTCAAATAGTAGGAGCGGTAAAAGCTAAAGATTATACATTAGTTTTAACAGATACTTCAGCGTATATTATTCAATTTGTAGGACCTCCATTTACTTTTTCAATAAAACAAGTTGGATCTAATTGTGGTTTAATTGGACAACACGCATTAAAATATGTTAACGGTGCCGTTTGGTGGATGGGAAGATCAGGAGGATTTTTTGTGTTTGATGGTACTGTAAAATCAGTACCTTGTTTAGTAGAAGATTTTGTTTTTTCAACTGATGGAAGTAATCTTGGTGTTAATTACACTGCAGAGGAATTAATATATGCAGGACTAAATTCTTTATTTACAGAAATTAGTTGGTTCTATCCTAAAGATGGATCATCAAATATAGATAGAGTAGTTACTTATAATTATGGTGAAAGAGTTTGGACTACTGGGTCTATGGCTCGAACAACTTATTTAGACGCAACGTTATTTGAGTATCCTTACTCAACTGAATACAGTGCAACGGGAGTGCCTACATTTCCTACTATTCAAGGAGCTACCGCAGTTAATGGAGCTTCAACGTATTATGCACAAGAGAAAGGTAATAACCAAGTAACAACTTCAGGAACATCTACCGCTATAACATCTTTTATACAATCTGGAGATTTTGACTTAGATATTGAAGGTAATGGACAGTATTTTATGAGCATGAGAAGGTTTGTTCCAGATTTTAAAGTTCTTACAGGAGATGCAAAAATATCCATTCTTCTTAAAGACTATCCAACGGACACCGAAACATCTTCTCCTTTAGGACCCTTTACAGTAAGCTCATCAACTAGTAAAGTGGACACTAGGGCTAGAGCAAGATTAGCTAGTTTAAAAGTAGAAAACGAATCTGTTAACCAAACGTGGAGATATGGCACATTTAGAGCAGACACACAACCAGATGGTATGAGATAATGAACGAATACGATATTAACTACCTTAATAATTTAAGAGACCCTTTTGTGTTTAATAATAGACCTGATTTGTCAAGTACAGGAAATAATGTTCCTTTACAGGCAAATACAGGAAATGTGGTCCCTACTTTAGAATCTCGATTTAATTATCTACCACGAGCAAACGTTCAAGGATTAGGAGTTGAACCTATCTATACACAAGTTTTAAATAATTCAATAGGAGGTACACCAGTAATAAACAATAATGCAAATACACTAGCAGCTAACAACAATAATATACCTTTTAATCCAATTAATACAGCTAAAAGCTTTATACAGAATAAAATTTTAAATAAAGCAAATTTTCCAGGTTTTGTTCCCATGGCAGCTACTATGTTAGGTGCTATGTTACCTAAAGAAGATCCAATGATTACTGATGCAAAAAATTATTATGCAGGTATGTACGGCACAGATGATATTGGAAGAATAGCAGAAGGTGATTTGATGGCAGGATATAATCCTGTATCAGGAGGTGGTTTACATACATTAACAGGTGGAAAACTTGGAGAGCC